TAACTGAGGAAAAGAACGGTAAGAAACAAACCTTTATCGAAGGTGTGTTTATGCAAGCCGACAAGTTAAATAAGAATAAAAGAATTTATCCTAAAGAAGTACTTTCAAAGGCAACGAATAAGTACATAAAGGAACAAGTTAGTAAAGGCCGTGCAGTTGGTGAATTGAATCACCCTGACGGACCTGCGATTAACTTAGATAAAGTTTCACACAGAATTACCGAACTCAAATTTGAGGGTAATAATGTTGTTGGAAAGGCACTCGTATTGGACACACCGATGGGTAATATTGTGAAAGGTCTCGTTGATGGTGGTGTTAAATTAGGTGTCTCAAGTCGTGGTATGGGAACAGTTGAGAATAAAAATGGCCAAACAGTTGTAAAAAACGATTTCGTTCTTGCTACTGTGGATATCGTTCAAGACCCCTCTGCACCTGAAGCCTTCGTAGATGGCATAATGGAAGGTGTAGAATGGATTTATGAAAGTGGCGTATTCAGACCTCAACAACTTGAAAAATATGAGACTGAAATTCGAAAGGCATCAAGCTCTGAACTTGCAGAAGCTCAGAGACGAGTCTTTAGTGATTTCCTCTCCAAACTCTAATCATTAAAATCAAAAAGCTATATGGAAGATACACATACAGAAAACGAAGATATCATTGAAGATATCACAGAAGAGCAGCTTGCTAATGAAGAGGTTGAACAGGACACTGAAGATACCTCCGAAGAATCAGCTGTGACAGAATCAGATTTAACTGACTCTATCAAAGACATCTTACTTGGTGAAAAAGCCAAAAAAGAAGGTGAACATGATGACGAGGAAGAAGATGAAGATGAAGTCGAAGAAGGTGCGCATGACGACGATGACGACAAAAAGAAAAAAGACGTCAAAGAAGCTGCGAAATCTAAAAAAGAAGGCGAGCACGAAGACGACGAAGACGAAGATGAAGACGAGAAAGACGTCAAAGAAAGTACTGAAGACCTCGAAGAAGCAACTAAGGCAGACCAATTAAAAGATGCTTACATGAAATTGAAAGCAATGAAAAAGGCTGATCTTAAAGGTGCTTATGAAGGTCACTGTGAAAACACAGCAGCTGCTAAAACTCTAAGTCCAGGCGCTTCAAAACTCGAAATCTTAAACGCAATGTATAAAGAAATGCAAAAGATGACTAAGTCTAATCTTGTTGCTGCTGTTGATAGTCTTGCGAAATATCAAGATGACAAACAAAAAGCAGCGTTCAAAGGTGAGTCTAAAGAAATCACAGCCGCTCTTAATACATTAATTGAAAATGACTCTAATCTAAGTGAGGATTTCAAAGTTCAAGCTTCTACTCTTTTCGAAGCAGCAATTGCTAAGAAAGCAACTGAGATAAAAGAAGACTTGGAAATCCAATATCAAGAAGATTTACAAGAAGAGTTAAATGGTGTACGTGATGTACTTGTTGAGAAAATCGATAACTATCTTTCTTACGTAGTAGAAAGCTGGATTGAAGAAAATGAAGCACAAGTAACTTCAACTCTAAGAGCTGATATTGCTGAAAACTTCATATCTTCTCTTAAAGACATATTCGTAGAAAATTATATTGAAGTACCAGAAGAAAAACGTGACCTTGTTGCTGAATTGGCTGATAAGTCAGAAGAGCAAGAAGAGAAGTTAACTGAAGCTTCATTAGAAATCGAAATGCTTAAAGACCAGGTCGAAGGCTATGAAAGAGATGAAATCATTTCTGAAATGTCACAAGACTTATCAGGTAATGAAGCTCATAAGTTAAGAGAAATTCTCGAAGACATTGACTTCAGCGACAAAGAATCATTTACATCTAAAGTTAAAGTCATTAAATCTTCTCTTTTCTCCATTAAGGAAGAAACATCTACTGAAGAAGTAGTTGAAGAAGACACAACTGGTGAAACTGAAGTAATTATTGAAGGTGAAGGTGACCCTATGGAAAAACTTCCAAAGAGTATGAAAGCCTACCTATCAGCAATTTCTAAATTAAACAAATAATCCCATAACAAAAACAACAACAACATAGAAAGAATTAACTAAAATGCTAAACGCACAAACAGAACTCAAAAAGTGGGCACCCGTGTTAGAACACGCTGATGCTCCAGCTTTCAGAGATAACTATCGTAAGGCTGTTACTGCAAAACTTCTCGAAAATACTGAAAAAGCTATTGCCGAGGAGAGAGCAGCTACAAGTGGAGGAAGTTTTCTTGCAGAAAATGACCAAAACGCTGCTTCTATTGACAGATACGATCCTATTATTATCTCTTTAGTCAGACGTGCAATGCCAAACCTCATCGCTTATGATGTGGCTGGTGTTCAACCAATGTCTGGCCCTACAGGACTAATCTTTGCAATGAAAGCACGTAACAATGCTGACGATAATAAGATTACAACATCTGACACCGAAGCGCTATTCGACGAAGTAACAGACTTAGGTGGAGACGTTACTGCTCTACGTGATGCTGACCCAGCTTTTGCTGATTCACCATCTGCGACAACTAACGCAACTAAGTTCGGTACTGGTCACTCAACTGCTGACGGTGAAGCTCTATCTGCTGCCGGTAACACAATGAAGTCAATGGGCTTCACTATCGAGAAGTCGACTGTTACTGCTAAGACTCGTGGTCTACGTGCAGAATACACAATGGAGCTTGCACAAGACCTCAAAGCTATTCATGGTCTTGACGCTGAGTCAGAGTTGGCTAACATCCTATCGACTGAAATCCTCGCTGAAATCAATCGCGAAGTTATCCGTTCAATCAATGCAACTGCTAAACTTGGTGTCCTTGGTGACGACACAGATGGTGCTTTCGCTAATCGTGGTACTCACGCTAGCGGAATATACGATATGAAAACTGATGCTGATGGTCGTTGGTCTGGTGAGAAATTCAAGTCTCTTTTGACAGCAATTGAGCTTGAGTCAAATGCAATCGCAAAACTAACACGTAGAGGTAAAGGTAACTTCGTTATCTGTTCTTCTAACGTAGCTTCTGCTCTTGCTGCAACAGGACAACTTGACTATTCACACGATGCTCTTCAAGTAGACGATACAGGAAACACATTTGCTGGTACTCTTAACGGACGTATCAAAGTATATGTTGACCCTTACGCTGTAAGAGACTATTGTAACGTTGGATACCGTGGTACAAATCCGTTTGACGCTGGTATCTTCTATTGCCCATACGTACCACTCACAATGGTTCGTGCTATTGACGAAAACACATTCCAACCTAAGATTGGATTCAAGACTCGTTATGGCATGGTAGCAAATCCATTTGCTTCCGGTGTCGGCAATACTGTGAAAGACTCGATTGGAGCTGCACGTTCTAATCAGTTCTTCCGTATCTTCAACGTGAAAAATATCAACGTTGAGGATTAAGTTTAAAGCAAATTAAACAAATTTAAAGGGGCTCTCGAAAGGGAGCCTCTTTTTTTGTCTAAATAGTATTATGGCAAACGAAACATCTAACAATCTTACAACAAATTATAATTTTCTATCTCCAATAGGATTTAAACTTGTTATTAATAGAGAAAAGTTTGCAAACACAGAATACTTTTGTACTTCTGCTGCATTGCCTTCACTCTCTTTAGGAATCGCTGAAACTAATTTTCGACAATTTAAAGGGTACGTACCAGGTGATGTAACGTATGATGAATTTAGTGTACGTATTGCAATTGATGAAGATTTAAAAGTTTATCAAGAAATACATGATTGGATAATGCGAAATCGAGATGTAAAAAATATAGAAGTGCATGATGCTATTCTCTTAATTACTACTAGTAAGAATAATGTAAATAAGCAAATACAACTGGTAAACATTTATCCTACTTCACTTTCAACTCTGGAGTTTAACGCTCAATCGACAGATGTTGAATATTTTCAAGCTGATGTTACATTTAGATACGACTACTTTAAGTTTCTATAAATAACTACATGATTACTCTTGAGAATGTATTAGATATGTGGAAGACCTATTCGGTCATTGATGAGAATGAGCTCGATAAAGTT